ATACTAGGAGGAACTTGCTTTTTTGGGGTATCTTTATCGAGCCCATATTCAGCGAGTATCTCAGCCCTAGCTTCATCTTTTAATCTCTGTTTAGCAGATGCTTCACTTTGCTGTTTAGTTTCAATATTTGCTTTTAAGAATGAGTATGCAACCTTATATGGCTCTGCACTTGTACTAAACTCGTTAAGAAACTCAGGATTTTGCGCAAATGCTTCTTGAAGCACATCCGTCTTAACTATGTCATAGTAATCTGCATTACGCATTGCGTAAGCTGCCTCATCAATTCTTAGATTAGCAAGTTGGAGTTGATTTTGAAGTGACTTGTAGTTACCCTCTGGGTCATCCCAAAAGTCGCTACCATCATTTTCATACTCAATCTCATCTCTTTGAGCGTCTTGACTTTTTTGCTTTCCCTGCTGAAGCTCATTAATGTATCTATCTTTATCAGAGATACGTTTATTTGCTTTATCAAGTTCAGCTCTTAAAGCCGCTATTTCATCTATAGTTTCTGTGTCACCAGTTTTTTCTGATGGGTCTGTGTCTAAAGAAGTTTCTGATTTATCTCCATCCTTATTAAGGGTAGGGGTATCAGAATCACTTAATAAGTTATTCGTATTACCATCGGTATTTTGTAAGTTCTCATCCATTTCTGGGGTAGAGTTCTCTGAGTCGATACCTAAATCACTCATTAAATCCGCCACTGGGCTTCTATCTTGGGTAGACATATGTCATCCTTTTCTCGTTTTTAACTACGTTTATACTCCAGTTTGAGTTAGTGCAATTATAGCACAACTTTTATTTTTTACCTTTTCCGCTTTTTTTCTTACTACAAGCCATACATTCCTCCTTTTTGTTTATTTACTTCCTTCTCAACAGCTCTAGCTGTACGCTCTTGGACAAGGTTGTTCTCAAGAACTTTAGTTTGTCCACCAAGTTGTTGAATCTGTTGTTGCAACTGCTCAATGATTTGTTGAGACTGTTGTAACTGCGCTTCAAGTTTATAATACTGCTCAAGATCAGCTGCGAGTTGGTACTTATCTTTAATTGAAGAGTATCTAAGTAGAATCTCCATAGGAATAGGACGAGCTGTTTGTCCTTGAATCTGCATGAGTTGAGCAAACTGCTCCTCTTTCTCATTAAGACCTCTAGGCGCATCTTCAATGATAATATCAACATCATCGTTACTCATATCATTGATTCTACCAATAGTGTCATCATCTAATAGTCTCATAGCATTAAGTGGCATGAACGAATACTCACCAGTAGGCTCTAGGATACGGATAACTCTCTCATCAATATAAAACTCTGGAACGAGCTTCATAGTAATGTACGCAATCTCGTACCTTGCTATTCTCAGCTTATTAAGAATAGGTACAATTGAGTTTTGAGCTTGTGCTATAGAGATATTTGCCTTCTTAGCTGACTCATACTGTGATGCTTGACCAACGAATGAAGGGTTGAGTCCTGCTGAGTATAGAATATTGTTTTTAGCAATCTCCATCATCTGAATATGAACTGTTGCTAACTGTGTATTATCAATAATATGTACTTTACCAGTTGCCAATGCCCCATCTACTAATTTAGTAATACCATCTGGTTTAGCGAGTGTTTTTTCAGCTTGATTCCAGTCAACAAACGCATCTTCTTCAGCCAACACTTGTTTTGCATTAAGATAATGTAATGCTTTTGAGTGTCTTTTGTTTACTTCATCTTGTGCTGATACCATTCCTTTAACAAGTCCATACGGCTTATTATCAAGGTCTCTTTCTACTGTAAATTGTACGAATGGGTACTTATTTAACTCGTATGGCTTAGTTTGTGAATAAAGAATCTGACCTTTAACCCAAATAACCATAGATATATCGCCTTTTTCATCTTTATACCATGTAGTAATCAAACGGGGTCGATTTCGATTCCCTTGAAAGTACCAAATCTCATCATCTGAACTAGACTCAAACCCAATTATCCCTGCTGCGATAACAGATTGACTTGGTTGACTATCTTCTTTAAATTTAGGAAACTTAGTTTTAATAATATCAGAATCAGTGTACTTAGCATAGTGAACATATCGTGCATCACCAAGATCATCTGCTTTAGAATATGAATCAAGGAACATATCTCTATAGTCAACAAAAGTGTGCATTAACTCTACAACTTCTTCTTTACTCTCATGCACTTTTCCTTCTTGACCCATCTTATCTCTGGTGTTCTCCACCTCAATAGTCTCTGGATAAATGTGCATCCATCCTCTACCAGTAACAAACGCATCACGAACCATCTTATCAAGCTCATCATCTGTCTTAGAGTTGTATGTAATGTAGTTATATAGGCTTGTTTTAGCTTGTGCGAGTCTACCATCATCTAATGTACGACCAGCCATAGTGATTTTAGGTCTATTTTGTCTTTCTGAACCAATAACAGAGTCGATTGAAGGCTTAATATGGTTATATGTAGTAACAGCTTGACCTCTCTCCTCAAGAGCTGCTATCTCATCACTTGTCCATTGTCTACCATGATAGTAGTCATACCAGATTTTGGCGTTATCTCTCCAATCTTTGTCCCAATAGACTGCATCTGAGAACCATTTTTCTACTTCAGTGAGTAATTTTTCGCCTTTTAGCTTACTAATGTTATTATAATCCATTATCCAACCTTAAATAATTTTCCAACTAGCTGATGAGGCTTGTTTATTAAATTTATCGTAAAAATCTCTTTGAGATTTAGGAGCTTTACTAATAATCTTAGGGTATTTTACCCTATTTAAGAAAAAACTCAAAGCATCTGAACGATCATCATGTGAAGTTCTACCAAAAAGTAATAATTCACGCTCCAATTCGATAATTTCCTTGTCTTTCTTGTTATGAAATACTCTACCTGCCTCATAAAGTGGTTGTAATTGCTCAATTCTAGCTTCTTTTGTCCCAGATTGAGTTGAAATTTCTTCAAATGGGAATTTTATATCCATTCTTTTCATTTCATCCTTAATTTCTAAGAACATAGAGCGCTGAGCGGCTATCGTTTCCATCCAAACCTTCTTTGGCTTATATTTCTTAACGAGATTATACAATAATTTCCTGTTATTACTCGGAGTGTCTCGATTAGCGATAACTTTTAAAACATACCAGTCTTCTTTATGGTCAACTGCTAAGACTATCATAGCTGTTCTATCTGCTCTAGCCCTTTTACCCACCCTATTAGGCATAGCTGGGTCATATGCTATGTATGTGTTCATATTATTAAGGTCTAAGTCGTCTGGATTGAACGGTTGGAAGTGTTCTTGCTTAAAAGTAGCCTCATCATCTGCTACCATTGGGTTATTATGATACTCAGCATAGAATGTACTCATTTTACCAAGCTGAAATGCTATCCTTTTCTCCCTTTCATACTCATCTTTAGGTAATAACATAGGTGCTATCATCTCATCGTCATCATTAATAGCCTCCCACTTCGCTGAAGCGAACTCATTGTTGATTAACATCTGATGTAAGACCGCCATATCCTTAATAATTGTCCCAACATAACAAATGTCATACACACCACGCTTATTAACTGACTTGAACACGTCAGTAAGGATAAAGTTAAGGACTGAGTTCTCACCTGCTGACTCATTTGTCTCAATATCATCAAGAATAATACAATCTGGACGAGTGTCCTTATGAATAAGACCCCTTAACGACTGCCCTGCTCCTTTTGCAACTACTCTCACACCAGTCTTAGTAACAAAGTCTGTTTTTGACCAGTCTGTTGTCTTAAACCCCTTGTTATCACTAAAGTCTTTGATAAGTTTATGTTTAAACTCAAGCTCATCTCTTAATCGAATTACGAAGTCCTTCGCTTTGTCTTCGGACTCCGAAACGATAACAATGAACTTCCTCTCCATGAACACTATCCTGTACATAGCCAATAAGAATGAGATGAGAGTGGACTTAGAGTGACCCCTAGGCACTGCTACCGCCTTGAACTTATAAGTTGAACACATTAGTGCCAACATATCAGTATGCAGTTCTGGGTGCAGTGTGGGAAAATGGTCTTTAAAGTAAGTCTGTCCGAACAGCATGATCGCCTCAGCGTGTTGACGATTAGAAGTTGCGGTCATCGCTTGTAGACCCTTACTATTAGCCCACTGCCGATGATGAAATATCTCCTCGTTAGTATAACTCTGTAATGTGCTCATCCCACTCCGCCTCAATGTCTTGTTGTATCTGGTTAATAATGTATATGATGCCCAACTGCACCATCGCCTCACCTCTACCCGTTTGTTGAGATAATGTTGTCATGTGTTGGTGAAGCTGCTCTGGAGTAACCGATCCCATTATGGTAATAATGTCATCATAGGCATCGTTAAGCACCTCATCAAGTATATCAGTAATGTTAATCTCCATCCTCTACCTCAACATCAATCACGTCCTTATTAGCAACACTATGCAACTGTCTCTTCTTGTCATCGAGCATCTTCTTAAACTCATCAGACCCAACCTTGACCTCAACGTTAACTGTGATGTCTTCTTTAGGTGCGTCTGGGACATACTGAAGGAAGGTCTTACTCGCAGCTAACCTATCTGCGGTCTTCTCACCCTCGTCCATCGCTATCGAGTACAAGTTCTCGTAAATGTCTTGCTTCTTAGTCATGAACCGCATCCACCAGTTCTTATTGGCAGCAGTGAAGCACTCTTGAACGAACTTGGTGCGCTCTAAGGTGTTGATGCGTTTGCCTATAACTGCCTCGTACATCTGTGGATGGTCAGCCAACACCTTCTCGTACTCATCAGGGAAGGCTTCTTTAAACGCTTCTCGTTTCGGCGTACCAGTAAAAATTAGTTCTGTGTAATATCGGTAAGATTCTTTCTTTGGGTCACCGTTGAATTTCGGCAGGTTTTTCATAATACTCCTTTGGTGCAGGAAGTATACCATAAATATAACTTTAAACAACTTTATGGTGGCAGCAGGGGAAGGAGAGAAACGAGGAAACCCTACTGCTTCCGAATTATACTATAAATTGCTTAATTATTAATCACTTAAACTTGTTTAACCTTTGAATGGTGTATTTTTTGTAAAATTTGTTTGGGGGTCATACAACTATACATACGATCGGACTTTTAGGGGAGGGGGGACACATCGACCACATCGCAAATATAAGCCTTTAAGACGGCAGAGAGCAGACATGGCAGACGGTGGAGGCGCAGAGTGTTCACAC